GGAGGTTTATCGAAAACAGAAAACAGAATACTATAGTAAAACTGTAAACTAAAAGAGGTTACGGAGGATTGGAAGTTCGAATTTACGTTCGGACCAAACTTCGTAAAGTGTGATTGAATCAGGCGGAATTACGTCTGGTTGATTAACAAAGTGAGCTAGATCCCATTTTGGTTGGTAGGATAGCGGTCCTTTCCATTGTTTGATCGCTTGAGCGACTGTTAACAAGGAGGGGAACTCTTGAAAGTTAATAATTTGACGGACGGATTCGTCGATTCGGAGGAAGCCAGGAAGATGTGACTGAATGTGCAGATATGCACTTTCGTCTATTTCTTCTCTATCATCGAGGAACTCGTAATAGACATCGCGACAGAAGTCGTGGAATGTCTTGTCTTGAGCACACGAGGCCCAGGCCATGCCGACTGCGCGAGCAGACATGTATTTGGGTCGTGGACCACGCTCTGGGAAGCAGAGCTGAGCGACGAGTTTGCCGATGGGGCGGGTTGGTTGTCCAAAATTGCACGTGTAAGATAATGTCTCTATTTTGTTGCGAAGAACAGTAATGACAGATTTAGTCTTGGATAAGACCATGCCATAGCGAGAGAGAGCATATGATTCAAACCAGGAGAGGAAAGATTCAAGGCGTGTAATTGACCATAAAGTGAAACCGGAGTTATCATCACCCATTATAAATAGGAGGAGGTCGTCAATTTCGGCGTCTGTGAAGCCAAATTCGATGAGACCATCTATGATGAGGAAAAGGTTGCCGAATGAGTCTAAGAACTGTGTGTTGAGGAGACCAGAAGGTACACCAGCGTAGCGGCGGACATAAGGAAAGCCATCTGCAGTAATATAAACCATGTTGAAATACCATGTTGCAAGGAAGGAGAGCAAGTTGGTGAGGCGGGAGACCATTTTCTCGGTTGTGAGGTCAGGGTATGAGGGATACTCATACGTAGGAGCATAACCATGATTAACAACAAGCAATCGAGGGAGTAGTTCAGTGAAGAACAGAGTGACGATGGGCCAGGGGAGGCGTTGATCAAAGCCAGACCAGTCTATGGTAAAGAAGGAACTGTAGGATTGAGCCATGTAGTCGAGTATTTGGTTAGAACCACGAATAGTTTCAAAGCCGTACATAATACAGCATTCGATTTTGCGGGCGATAACGTGAGCAGGGAATGTGAGCATCGATTCGATAGTAAGGAAAAGATCATCAACTGCGTAAACGGGACGTTGTTTGAGGTGGCCATCACGGTCGGAGATGTGATTGCGGGTGAAAAGCATTGTTGGACGTTGAAGAAAGAAATTTCTCAAAGCGAGTGCGAGATCGGAGGGCGCATGGCGAAAAGGAGTAGCGGTAGATTTTATCCAGTGGACAAGGGACCGGGCGGATTCGAGGAAGGCGTTAATGAAGTAGCCTTTGGAGGTGCGTTTTGATTCGTATTCTTGTGGGTGAGAAAAGATTGCATGGACGTTTGCTTCGTGGGAGCGGCGGTTGTAGTAGCCAGTACCGGTATGAAGGGGACGTTTGTCATATTGAGTATCAACGAAGTGGAGTGGAAGGAAGGGAGTAATCGCTAGCTTCTTCATAACGTGATGCATGACATGTTGGATGCGGGAAGGTTCAACGGGGGAGGTTGGAGTCTGAGGCTTAAAGAAGTCACTGACGGTAGCGTCTGTGGTGCCGAGGGGGCGTGTGTATTTCCTAACGAATGGCAGGTACTGTGGGTACTTGGAGCGGAGGAGACGTTCGATTCGGGGATGGATCTGAAATCCGGATTCTGGAACTTCGGGAGTAGCGGTAACAACATTCATTGATTTGAATTCGAAGGGGAGGGGATCAATGCCGGAGGGAGGGATTCGATTGTCGGGAAGAGGATCGGATCTGGGTCGATAAAATTCGGAGTTGAAGCCTTGTTTGGCTTGTTTGTCTTCGAGGATGTGTTTAATCGATTGGTATTGAGCTTCGTAATCAGTGGGAGCTGTGGAGCGGGAGAAGTCATAGTGAATGGACTTGTAGATGCGTTCGATGTCGGAGTCTTGGTGACGGTGGAGGACTTGATCGGGATCTTCGGATTGTTGTGAGAAGATTTTGTGATCGTATAATAGTCGAGTGAGTCGTTCGTGGAAGTAGTCTCGGATCTGTGTAAGCATTTTGACAGGAGTGAAGAGTAATATTCTTGAGAGAATGATTCTGTGAATTTCTGAGCGGCGGTGAGGCGTGCTG